TAATTTCACTCTAGACGAAGAGTTCAATGAGGTCATTAAGTCTCGCTACCGTGATGAGTTTTCATACGCATCGTTTTCGGAGGGAGAAAAACAAAAGATTGACTTGGCTCTTCTCTTCACCTGGAGAGAGATCGCTAGAATGAAGAGTAGTGTTAGCACTAACCTCCTAATTCTAGATGAAGTGTTTGACAGTTCCTTGGATGCATCGGGAACTGAAGAATTACTAAAAATTCTTAAGAGCCTAGATAGTTCTACGAATACGTTCGTGATCTCACACAAAGGTGAGATCCTTATCGATAAGTTTGAAAATAAC